CATCAAAGAAGTCATCAAAGAAGTCATCAAAGAAGTCATCAAAGAAGTCATCAAAGAAGTCATCAAAGAAATCTAAAAAATCTTACAAAGATTGTGGTGCTGATCATTTAACTGGTGGTGCTACAAAATCAAAGAAGTCATCTAAGAAAGCATCTAAGAAAGCATCTAAGAAGTCATCTAAGAAGTCATCTAAGAAGTCATCTAAGAAGTCATCTAAGAAGTCATCTAAGAAGTCATCTAAGAAATCTCAAATGGGTGGTGCTAAGAAATCATCTAAGAAAGCATCTAAGAAAGTATCTAAAAAATCATCCAAAAAAGTATCTAAAAAATCATCCAAAAAAGTATCAAAGACTGGTTCTAAGAAACATAAGGATATGCACAGTCAAGAAATGGAATCTGCTCCTAAACCAACTAAAGAAGCTGCCAAACCTGCTAAGTCTGAAAAGAGAGCACCAAATCCAGCTTTAGCAGCATTTGCTAAATTATCTAAACATGTTTCTGAAAAATTAGATATTCCAAATGGTCCAAACGCTAAAAGAGTTGCAGGAGCTGCAAATAGAGAAATCAAAGAAAAGAATCCAGGTATGCCCCCAGTTGATGTAGCTGAAGCTGCTATTAAATTAATAAATGAAAACACAGATAGATTTAAAAAGATATTAGAAAATCTTTTAAAATAAATTAATTCGTTATGCGAAATGAATATCTGTTTAGCTTCGCTAAATAAAATTGAATCAAAATAAAAATATTTTATATTTAGAAAGATTAAATTAACCTTTCAAAAAATAAAAATTAATTACATAATTACTTTTGGTTCAGACCCTTTTTCTATAACTAAAACTTGAGCTTGGTTTTTTCCATAACCTCCAAATGCTTTTGACATGGCAACATCTGTAAACCATAGTCCATTATCACAAGAAGAATTAATTATATCTTCTTGTGGAGTATGACCAATAAACATTTTATTTATCTTATAAATTTTTTTAACTGGATTAAATATAGAATTACATACTTCATTATTTTGTTCTAAATTGTTAGATCTTGATATTCTTCCAAATTTTCTATTCCATAATGGAGATATATCATATGTTGATTGATCTATGTCACTTGAAAATAATTCTTTTTCTACAATTTCTGGTCCAAGTAAAATCTGATGTTTGGCTATTTCTTTTTTATCTAACATGTTAAATAAGTATGCTGTTAGGATATTATTCATTTCTTCTATTCCAACATCATTTGGATACATTTCAGCAATTATAGGAAGTACGCCTGCATGTACAAATAAATAATCACCAATTTTTAAAACTAATTTTCTAGAACAGGCTAAATATTCAGCAATAGGATTACCAGGTTGAAATGCAAAATTTCTAGCTTCTAAATCTGTTACATCTTTTGGAATTTCACCTTCGTATATTTTTTTACCATAATTATCTTCTTTTTCAAATCCTTTAATACCTTTATATGAAACATAATCCATTCTCCCAACTACATTCATTATCTCATGATTACCAACTAAACTATATACTGCACCTCCTTTCTTTAGTGCTTTTAGATGTAAATCTGTAAAAAATTTAAGAATTTTAATATCAGAATTTTCGTCAGGATTAGTAGATTCCGGATTATGACAAGGTAAATTTCTACATCTATCAATTTGATCTCCAATTTGAACGATTACGTTATCTCCACCTACCCACTTGTATCTTTTAGTAGAGTTTACATCTAAATTAATATCTTCTTCCAAAACTTTTGCAAGCTTTAAACATTGTATTGTTTTTTGGAAATCACCATGTAAATCTCCAATAACTATTATTCTATCTACTGGAGGAAGAACATTTTTTTCATATATATTATCACTTTGAAATCTAGAACATTTTTGATTATATACTTCTTTAACTTGATCTCTGAAATTATTAGAAAAAGCTGACATATACAAATATTTAGAAAATAAATATTTATTTATAAAACACAAGTGTTAATTTATTGAGCTTTTTATTTGCTTCGAAAAATATTTATTTTCAATGAAATTTATATAAAAATAGAATCAATATTAATTATAGATTCTATTTAATTTAATTTAAAATTCAGCATAAGTTTCTCCACCGAAAGCAGATACATTAAACTCGGAAGTAGTTGGAGCTGGAGCTGGAGCTGGAGCTGGAGCTGGAGCTGGAGCTGGAGCTGGAGTTTGTTTAGAAGGTTTATTTAATCTTTCTAATTTATCAATTCTGTTAGAATTATCCATTATTTTTTCTGAATTATCATTTACTTTAGGATGAATGTGAAATCCTGCATGTAAATCATCTTTGTCTACAGTATTATTACCTTGAGGTAATACATTATTTAGGTCAGAAGTTTCTGGTTCAGATTGAGTTTCGGAAACTTCTGGTTCTTCGTAATTTACTCTTTCTTCATCTTCTACTGATTGTGTTGAAAAAGCTGGTTCTGGTTCAGAATATAAATTTGATTCTAATTCAGGAACTTGTTCTTGATCTCTTTCTTCGCTATCTTCGTTATCATTTTCGTCTGATACTGGTTCATCCGAAAATTCATAGTTAACTTCTGAATTATCATTTTCTGAATATTCATTTGGTTCTGAATAGACAGCAGGAATTTCTTCATTTTCATCAAATACATATTCTTCAGCATCTGTTGATTCTTCAGGATCTGTTGATTCTTCATAATCATTAGATTGAATTCTAGAAGCTTCTTCAGAAATTGTAGCAGCTACTACTTCATTTGCTTCATGGTAAGTTAAAGTTTGTAAAGAAATAACGAGAGCTACTGCAGAAATAATTGACATTGAGGAATCTTTAGATGCCATATAAGCAATACATACAAGAATTATAATTCTAAATACTTCATTTCCAAATAATTTTGCAATCTTTTTTGGAAGTTTTGGAGCAGCTAAACCTGCATAAAGTACCAAAAATAAACTTAATACAGAACTGATAACTGGGTTACCGTATACATATGTGTCTAAAATGTTGTTGGCACTTTTATTTGCTGATTCAATGAAATCCATTAATATATATAATATAAATGATATTTTTTTTATTGTTAATTATTTCATACCAAAAATACTTAAAGATTTTTATTTGAATTTCTTTTTTGATTAAAAAAATTGAGTATTTATCTAAATAAATATTTACTTAATTATTTAAAGATGGCTACAAAAAAAGTAATAAAAACAATTTTAACAAAAGAAGGATATTTATTAGTAAAAGAGCATTTTAAGGATTCAGAATTAAATTTTATTAAGAGTGAACTTACTGTGTCTCCTTCAAATGTTTTTTTGATGGGCAAAAAAAGTAAAGATACAGATGATCTATCATTCGAGGTATTTAGAGAAAGTGATGAATATTTATCAATTCCTAAATTCTATGGTATAAAAAAAATTGGAGAAGCAGATCAAAATGAAGAATTCTTAGGAGACAAAATGAAGATTGAATTTACAGGAAGTTTAAGACCCGATCAGGAAAATATTGTTAATGAAACATTAGAGCACTTGTTAAAATATGATGGTGGAGGAATATGTGTCGGATGTGGATCCGGAAAAACTGTAATGGCTATATATATTGCTCATATATTAAAAGTTAAGACATTAATTATTGTACATAAATCTTTTTTGTTAAATCAATGGAAAGAAAGATTTGAACAATTTTCTAACGCAAGAATTGGTATTATTCAACAAAAAAAAATAGAAACAGAAGATAAGGATGTAGTTATTGGTATGCTACAATCAATTGCAAAAGATAAATATGACTTTGGTATTTTTAGAGAGTTTGGATTGGTCATATTTGACGAAGCACATCATGCACCTTCTAAGTTTTTCTCACAAGCTTTACCATTAATTAGTTGTAAAAAAACTTTATTCTTAACTGCTACTCCAAAACGAAGTGATAGTTTAGAAAAAGTTTTATATTGGTATTTTGGAGATATTATTTATAAGGCACCTCCAGAAAAAAATGATAATGTTTTAGTTAAAATTATGAAATATAATATTACTCATGACAAGTTTAAAGAATCATTTATTCCATTTACTGGTGAAATAAATAGACCAAGAACATTAACTAGAATAGTTAAAATTACAAAAAGAAATAAGTTTATAATCAGATGTTTAAAAGACATATTATATGAAGAAGGAAGAAAAATTTTAGTATTAAGTGATAGAATTGAACATTTAGAAAAATTAAAAAGTTATTTAGATAAAGAAAAAATAGATACTAGTTTTTATATAGGTGGAATGAAACAGGCAAAATTAGATGAAGCAACTAAAGCTACTGTAATTTTAGCTTCATATGGAATGGCATCAGAAGCATTAGATATTCCAACTTTAAATACATTAGTAATGGCAACTCCAAGAAGAAGTATTGAACAATCTGTTGGTAGAATTTTAAGATCTAAACAAAATGTGATTCAACCCTTAATTTTAGATATTGTTGACATGTTACCTAGTATGGATAAACAAGGATTTCATAGAAGAAAATTTTACAAAAAATTAAAATATCAGATTAAATTAATTAACGTTGAAGAAAACGAAATAATAGCAGAAGAAGATATAACAGATTGTGTAATGAATACAGCAGATGATATGATAGATGAAGATACACTAACTCAAGTTGATTTCTTGGATTAATTTAACTTACATTCAATTTATTTTATTAAAAATTTCTTTTCAGATCTTTTTAATAAAAAAATTAATTACCTAACTTTTGTACCAAGAGCTTTTTCAATTTTAGAAAGAATTGAATTATTTCTTAGAGCTTTACCATTTTCATAAGTTTGAAGAGTTACAGGTTGCATATTTAATTGTTGAGCTAATTGTTTTTGAGTTAATTTCTTAGCTAATCGTGCTTGTGATATTTTTTTACCAATTGTCATACCAACATAATCATCTTTAGATAATGAACTGAAACCATCTTCATCTTCTTTTAGTTTTTTCCCTGTTCCTTGAAGAATATTCGTATTTTTTACATTTTTAGAAATTATTTCTTTATTTTTTTGATTTTTTAAAGCTTTTAGCTTTGGGTTACCAACGTCTACTGATGTATAATCTTGATGATCCATTAAAATTTAAAGACTATCTTATATAATTATCATAAATCAATTTTTTTAAAGAAAAATTTAGAGATATTGTAATTCATCCTCTTTTATACAACCCATCTCTAAAATCATCATCACACACTCCATTTGTACCCTTCCATTTGTACCCTTTTCAACTGTCCTTCCATTCTCATCCTCTCCTCCAGTTTCGTCATCTCATCTGCCTGATCCTCCATCTCCCTGGCCATCTCCTCTCTCGCCTTCTCTAATTCCTCAGCCTTCTCCCTTTTCTTCTTTTTTCTCTCCTCTGCCTTCTTCGCCTTCTTTGCCTTCTTCGCCTTCTTTGCCTTCTCCGCCTTCTTCTCCCAGCCCTTCACATCCACCTTCTCCTTTTCCACAAACCTACTCCAAAACTCTAACTCTTCCACAAACTTCTTCTCCTCAATCGCCTTCTTCACCTTCTTCTCCCACCCCTTCACATCCTCCTTCTCCTTTTCCACAAACCTACTCCAAAACTCTAACTCTTCCACAAACTTCTTCTCCTCAATCGCCTTCTTCAGCTTACGACGACGTTCTCTCCTTCTCCTGGTTTGGGACTGAGAAATCTCAGCTCCGGGGGTGGGAACGCCAAGTGCGCTTCCGGGGTGACCCGATTGGGTCGTATTACGCTTATTATTAGAAAAACTAGGAATTTGCATATAAAATTTCTTACAGGTCTAATATAAAAAAAAATTTCAATTTTTTTAAGTATAATTTATTTTAAAAGATTTTCGGTGATAATCAGATAAACCATATTTTTTAATTCCTACTATATGTTTTGCAGTACCATATCCCTTATTATTTAATAAATCATAATTATTAGCTATTTCTTTATTATTTATACAGAATTCATTAATAGCTTCATCATGATATTCTTTAGCAAGTATTGATGCAGCAGAAATATTACAAAATTTAGAATCACCTTTAATAATAGGATCAATTTTTGATATATTTATTTTATCTGACAATTTAAAATTCATTTTATCCCATCCAATACCATCTATTGTAAGAGTAAAAGAAGAATCAGATAGATTATTAAAAAAAGATTGGTTTTTTTCAACCATATCATTAACAGATCTTTCCATTGCTAACTTTGTTGCATTAAATATTCCTAAATTATCAATTTCTTTTTCAGAACTAAATCCTATTCCTTTAACTTTAATATTCTCATTAATCCAATCAAATGCTTTTCTTCTCTTTTTTTTCGATAATTTTTTTGAATCTGTAATAATATCAATAGGTTCAGGAGAATCATACCATATTACTGAGGAAGCATAAACTGGGCCACAAAAAGGTCCTCTTCCAGCTTCATCGATACCTATATCAAATTTATTATTTTTATATTTTTCCATTACTCAATAATGTTTTTTCTTTTTATGGTGTTTTATCATTTAATTTTTTAATAAAAACTTCTTCTATTTTTTTATTAGAAAATTTAGTAGGTGTATTATCTTCCCATTTACTGGAACATAACGGGCACCTATTATTTTCACGAAGCCATGGAGTAATACATATATTATGATAGCTGTGTCCACATATTCCAATAACTATTTCCGAATCATTACCTTTTTGTAAATCTATGACACTTGGACTACTTAAGCTACTAAAACAAATAGCACAATCACTATTTTGCAATTTATATCTCCATGTGGCTATTAAATTAGCATCAATTACTTCAAATTTTGACATACTTATAAAAGTTACATATAATTAGATATATATTCAAATTTTTTTAATAATATTATATTGAGATTTAAATCTCAATATATTATATTTTATTGTAATTGTAAAACTTGTTGATTCTAAAGATGATCGAATTCATGAATATCTTCTGTAGTTAAATGTTCATCGTTGTCAATTTTATCAAATAAATCTTCAAGATCTGTTAATTCATCATCTACTACAAAATCATCTTCATCATCAAGTTTGATATCAAATTCAAAATCTTCGTTAGGGTCAGTTTCTAATAATGCAGAATGTTCTTTATTAGAAGAAAACATACCACCTCCTTCAATATTGTTTAGTTGATTTTTAAGGTCTTCAATTGAATTTTGGTCAATTTCAGATGAAAGTCTAAAATCAAATTCTTCATTTTCAGAATTTTCATCAAAACCACCTGTTTGTTGATTTTGTGCTAATTCTTTTTTTAGATCTAAGTATTTTTGCTTATATTTAAGATACTTTTCTTTAAAAGACATATATATAGAAACTCTAGAAAAAAATAAATTTCCTTTATATTTTTATTTGTAAATATTTTCTAATATTAGTTTTTGAAAGATTATTTTAATCTTTCTAAATATCAATACAATATTTAAATAAATTTTTAAATATTATTTTACTTTATCAGTTTAGATCCTACTTATAATTTTTAAAAATATAATTTACGTATAAAATAAGATATTCCATCATATGAATAAATAAAATCTAATTTTAATTAATATGGATAAATGTGCACCAGGTAAAGATTTTGAAGAGGGTAGTTGTTTTACCAAAAAAGAACTGACTACAATTACTCTTGCACTTAATAAAAATATAGATTCAAATATTAATATTAAACAAGAAAAAAAAGAATTAGTTAAAGATTTGGAAAAGAAATTTAAAAAAGAATATGATTGTGATAATCAACAATGTTGGTTAAGTCAAAAATTTATGAAAAATATTGGTAATGATGATATTAGTAAATATACATTTAGACCTAATGGTCCTTCAGGTAAACATTCTTGGTTAAGTACTACAAATATAAATGAAGTAATAGAACAATATGAAAAAAATAATGATGATTTTATGTATTTAGGTACTGTTCCTTATGACTTTGAAGATTTAAAAGATTTAGGAATTAAAGATTTAAATCTAAAAAAAATAAATAATGATGGAATTAATAAAATTGGAATGGTAATTAATCTTGACTATCATTATCAAGGAGGATCACATTGGGTAGCATTATATACAGATCTTAAAAAAAACCAAATTTATTTTTTTGATTCTTTTGCAAAAAAACCAAAGAAAAAGATCAAACAATTTATTAATAGATTAACTAAATATTTATATAAAAATAATTTTGATTCAAATTTAAACATTAATAATGTAATAAAAAAATTAGAAGGAGGTGGGACTAATAGTCAAATTAAGAATTTATCAAAATTTGATATTAGGTTCAATAATATTCAACATCAGTTTAAGAATTCCGAATGTGGTGTTTATAGTATTAATTTCATAATTAGATTAGCTAAAGGTGAAAGTTTTGACAATATAACAAAAAATATTACTAAGGACGATGATATGAATCTATGTAGAGAAGTTTATTTTAACTAAAGTTCATAGAATAATTATTATTTTCATTTTCATATTGGATAGGATCATCTGATATATTATCTAATTCAAATGTTTCTTCTTGTGGTTCATCGTCAAACATTTGATTAGTAATTTCTAACTGAATATTAATTGAATGTTTTAAACTATTAAAATCGTATAAATTACCATTAGAATCTTTAATTTCAATCTCAAAATTACTTAGTTGAATTGGATTTTCAAAATTAATAGTTGAATCAGTTTTTCCATTAAAATATAAAATTGATATAGGATCACTATTTATATTTTTAATATATAGAAATAACTTATCATGAAATCTTAAATCCCATGTTTGTTTAGCATCTATTGATGTATAATCTAAATCTATATATTGGTCTTCATTACCAAATCCTAATACATTTTCACTTAGTGTTGTTTGTTTTAATGTAATTAAATCTTCTATTATATCTATTTTAGACAAGTTTAATTTCTGATTTTCATTAAGTGTAAATATTAAATTATGGTTTTTAGTCTCAAAATTAATTACTTCAATCAATCTTTCTATCGTATATTTTCCCTTTTTAACTATTATTTCTATATTTTTATTATTTAATGTTAATAATAGTTTGTTATTATTTTCATCAATATTATACCTCGGTATTGGTAAGGAACAAGATACAATTTTCAGTGTGATAACATTAGTTAGTGTTTCAAAATAATAATCATAATTTGATTTATTATCTTTAGATGATATATTCATTTGATAAAATCTTGAATTTAGTAAATGTCTGTAATTATTAATTAATTCTTTTACTTCATTTTCTCTTGAATTAATTTCTAATTCTCTTTGATTTAATATTTCAATATTAGATTTTATCATATTATTTTTTTTATTTAATTCTGTAAATTTCTGATTAATTAAATTTTTAGCATCTTTCATTTGTGAAATTTGATTTCTTAATGTAATATTTTCTTTTTTTATATAATCAAAATCCGTTCTAATAATATTTATTGATGGTGATTGAATTGGTGTCGATGTCGGTGTCGGTGTTGGTGTTTTTTTATCATTAGTAAAAATTTCTGAAAATTCTTCTACTGATGATTCTCTTGGTATAGACATTTTCTTTTGTGCATTCCTTGATAGTTCTGATCTTTTTTGTTCTAATTTTTTTTGCTCCAATCGTTGTTGGTCTGATCTTTGTTTATCCAATCGTTGTTGGTCTAATCTTTGTTGATCTATTTTTTGTTTTTCTAATTTTTGCTGTTCTATTTTATTTTGCATTTGGTTTTGTGTTATCATTTGCTGAAATTGCTGTTTCATTTTAATTAATTCATCTTTCTCTTCTTGTATTTTTAATTTTTCTTGTTCAAATATTTGATCATATTTTGAATTAAAATTATTTTCTGTTTGTTGTTGTTGCATTTGTTGTTTTTGTTGCATTTGTTGTTGTGGCATTTGTTGTTGTTGCATTTGTTGTTGTTGCATTTGTTGTTGTTGCATTTGTTGTTGTTGTTGCATTTGTTGTTGTTGTTGCATTTGTT